AGTGGCTTGCTTGACGCTGCTTTGTCTGGTAATTATGTTTCTAAGCCCAGTGTTGGTTGGTACTGTAGGGTTGACAAAACTACTGGAGAATTGGTGGATCCAAAAGTTCGAGAAAAAGATACACTAAGTGCAGACTTTTGGAAACCTATTATGGAAGATACTGATTTTAAACAGTATTTAACTAATAAGTATTCAATCGTAAATCAGTCTGCAATGTTAGCTGATGAATTAGAATAATGAAAGAAGGAATACACTATCAAATTATACCAGATAGAGAAGATGAACAATCTTGGAATGTAAGAATTCTCAAAGGTCAATATACCGAAACAGTTCTTAAATATGGAACTGTTCGGTTTAATGAAATACCAAAAAATATGTCATTTGATTTTAAAATTGTATATACGCCTGATACAGAACTTAAAGTGAGTAATGTAGATTTACAAGAATTTGCTGGATATATGCTAGAAAAAATTATGGCTCAAGGTATTGAAGAAGGAAGTGTGATAACTAGGGAAATAAAAAATGGAAAAAGTGAATAAAACAGATAGACTCGTAATGTTGATGGATGAGATTTCAATAGCAAAAGGTAAATTGCAACCACAAGATACTGGTCATATCCACACATCAATAAGCTACTTAGAAAGTAGAGTTGATGAATTAAAAAATGAAATAGATAACGATTTGAGAAAAGCCGCATATGCCTACTAATTTAGAACAAACCATATTACGTAATCTTCTAACTGATGAAGATTACATGCGTAAAGTGTTGCCGTTCATAAAGCCTGATTATTTTGTTGGAATATACAGAATATTGTTTAATGAAGCTGGTAAGTTTGTTTCTAAATACAATAAATTGCCAACCGCTGAATCATTTAAGATTGAATTAGATCAATCCGAAAAATTAAGTGAAGAGCAATATAGTATGGCAGTTGATATTGTACCACAACTATTTAATAAAAATGATGTTGATGAAAATTGGTTACTTGATACTACTGAAAAGTGGTGTCAAGACCGAGCAATATACAATGCTATCATGGAATCAATATCAATTATTGATGGTAAACACGAACAATTGACGAAAGGTGCTTTACCTGATTTATTAAGTAAAGCGCTTGGTGTAGGATTTGATCTTAAAGTTGGTCATGACTATACAGAAAATGTGGAAGAAAGATATGATTTCTATCACACAGAAGAAGACAGACTACCATTCGATTTGGAATACTTTAATACTATTACCAAAGGTGGTGTCCCACGTAAAACTCTTAATATTGCTCTTGCTGGTACCGGTGTTGGTAAGTCTCTTTTTATGTGCCACGTTGCTGCATCATCTTTAGTTCAAGGTCATAACGTATTATACATTACAATGGAAATGGCTGAAGAAAGAATAGCAGAAAGAATCGATGCTAACTTACTTAATGTACCTATTGATCAATTAGATAAATTATCAAAAGATATGTTTACTACAAAAGTAAATGACATTGCACGTAAAACAACTGGTAAATTAATTATAAAAGAATATCCTACTGGTTCTGCGCATTCAGGTCATTTCAGAGCATTACTTAATGAACTTAAATTGAAAAGACAATTTGAACCAGATCTTATCTTTATTGATTATCTTAATATATGTTCAAGTTCTAGAATGAAAGCAATGGGAGGATCAATCAATTCATACACTTACATTAAAGCAATTGCTGAAGAATTACGTGGCCTTGCGGTCGAATTTAACGTACCGGTCTTTTCTGCAACGCAAACGACTCGTTCTGGTTTTAGTAACTCGGATGTTGGGCTTGAAGATACAAGTGAGTCTTTTGGATTACCCGCAACGGCCGATCTAATGTTTGCATTGATATCTACCGAAGAACTTGATAAACAAGGTCAGTTTATGGTTAAGCAATTAAAGAATAGATATAATGATCCGACTGCTCATAAAAGATTTGTGGTCGGTGTAGATCGTAGTAAAATGCGATTATACGACGTAGAAGAAACAGAACAAACATTAACCGATGATACTCCAGTATTTGATAAAACACCAACTGGCGAAAGATTTAAGGATTTTAAATTATGATAGCAAAACTAATTTCATATAGCAAACCTTCTGAATTTGAAGCATATCAAGATGAATGGAATATAAAGTCTTGTCAAGATTTAATTGCATACTGCGCAAGAGTATCTAATCCATCTGGTCAAGAAAACACAGCAACAAATGAAAAACTTTTAAAATATTTGATTAAACACCAGCATTGGTCTCCATTTGAAATGGCCAGTGCTTGTATTGAGATTAATACCACAAGAGATATAGCAAGACAAATATTAAGACATCGCAGTTTTAGTTTTCAAGAGTTTAGTCAAAGATATGCAAATCCAGTAAAGGAGTTAGAATTTGTTACTAGAGAAGCGCGAATGCAAGATGATAAGAATAGACAAAGTAGTATCGAAGTTGATGACGAAACTTTCCAACTCGATTGGGAAAGAGAACAACAAAGAGTTATCTGGATGTGTAGGCAAGTCTATAACGCTGCAATCAAAAAAGGAATTGCAAAAGAAGTTGCTAGAGCAGTTTTACCAGAAGGATTAACTACATCTAGATTATATATGAATGGTACTATAAGAAGTTGGATTCATTTTATTGAATTAAGATCTTCTAACGGTACACAGAAAGAATGTAGTGAAGTTGCTATAGCATGTGCTAAAGCGATATCAAAAATATTTCCAATGGAGGATTTTATTGACTAACAAATATACACAAGATATGACTGGAACTGGTGATCACATTGAAATGGATGATGAAAAAGAACCAGAAAGATATTATGATTGGATGCTTTGGAAATTAAAGCAAGAAGAAAATAAAGGTGATAGTAGTTAACATGTTATGTTTATTTTCCTTTACTTTTAGAGAAAAGTATGGTATAATATACTTATAAAATGAAAAAAGGACTTTAATATGACTCAATCAATCACCAAAATAAACCACACTTTTGACATACCATACGATATTTCTATTTCAGATTTCTTAACTATCTTAAATGAATATCACCTTACTTTAGTCTCATCCATACCAATTGGACCTGCTGGAGGAAATCCAAATATTACTATTTCTGCCACACCAACATGTATTACGGCTTTTAAACACTTCTTATCTAACAAATAAGATTTGTTTAACATGTTAATAACAAACTTTAAAATAAGTGAAATTAACTGTGTACATTTATGTAAAAGTATGGTATAATATACTTATAAAATGAAAAAAGCGGAGAATACTAAAATGTCAAAACCAATCTCAACATCATCACTTAAGGCTTTAATCCTTAAATCTAATAAACCTTCAATTAAAATTCAACTTTTACTAAGAACTCTTCCGGAAACTATTAGAAGAGAAACCTTAAGAGAAGATTACAATATGAAGATCATAAAGGATCTTGCTAATAAGTACACAATGGTTCAAAAGTTATCACAGGAGATTTTATAATGGGAATACACATTGGAAAGCACGAAAGATCAACATCATGGATTGGTAGGTTTGATCCTAAAGATCCAAGAGATATGGCTGAATTTGCAATGGTTAAGCAGATTGTAAAAGCTTGCAATTCACCTAATATGAAATTTAGAGTAGAGAAAAAAGGTAGGAAACCAACCAATGGTTTTACTTACTTTGGTGATTGTGTAGGTGGTATTAAGAATGCTACATTATGGGATGTGTATGTTTATAAGCGTACGTACGATTATTATAATCAAAGGAGAATTGGATAATGATTATTGTTGATTACAGTGGTATTGCACTAGCTAGTATTATTATTAATAAAACTAATGACGAAGATATGATTCGTCATATGATACTAAATTCATTACGAATGTATCATAAAAGATACAAAGATGAATATGGTGAAATGGTTCTTGCCGTAGATGCTGCAAATAACTGGCGTAGATCAGTATTTCCGCAATACAAAGCTAGCCGTAAGAAAAACAGACAAGAGTCTACATTTGATTGGAATGAAGCATTTCGTTTACTTAATCTAGTAAGAGAAGAAATTGCAGAAAACTTTCCATATAAAGTTATTAGAGTTGATAAATGTGAAGCCGATGATGTTATTGGTACTATTGTTGCTAGTAAATCTACGATACAATTTAATGTGGAAAAAATTATGATTGTTTCTTCAGATAGAGATTTCTTACAATTACAAAGATTTCCTAATGTAAAGCAGTTCTCGCCTCTTCTTAAGAAAGAACTTAAAGAAAATAATGCTAGATATTATTTATTTAATCATATTATACGTGGTGATAAAGGTGATGGTGTACCAAACATTTTATCTAATGACGATACGTTTGTAGAAGGTTTCAGACAAACACCTATGTCTCAAAAGAAAGTAGATGGCATCATAGAAGATCTAGAGCAAGGTGAATTACTATATGCTGCTTCTTGGTATCGTAACTATCTAAGAAATGAAAGACTCATCGCTCTTAGTGAAACACCACAAGAGCTAAAAAATGAAATTATAAATACATATGAAAAACAAGATCCTTGGTCAAACAAAAGTAAAGTATTACCTTACTTAATTGCCAAGCGTTGTAAT